GACATACCATTAACAACTATGTCAACAAATTTAGATATAACAGGAACTGGTTTCCAATCTAAGTTTAAATAAGATAAATCACCATTAATTGCTAATTCGTCTTTATATTTTTGAACAGATTGCTCACCTCTTGCATATAATCTTAAATTGTGGTAATTAGCATAGTTAGTAGCGTAACCACTCATACCAGCGCCACCTCTGTAATTTCTAAACCATTCATTTTCTATAGCTCTGCCTATAGCAAGACCATATTCTAAAGTAGCTTTCTCTGCATCAGGTACCACCTGACTAGGAAATGAACTATTGTTGTCGTAAGAAATTTGATTCATTTATTTTATTATTTTTGAAATTTCACCGTCATTGTCGTATCTTTTAATGCCTATCTTTATAGGTTGATATTTTTTTTCAGGATTTGGTCTATATCTATTTTTATTACAAGCCATTATAGCCAAGCCAGAACTTATAGTTGCATCAAATTTAGTTCTGTTATTAATGTTAAATTTACCCCAATCTTCTAAAGTTTTCTGATGATACATGTCTCCATGACCATCATCTAATAAGCCTATATGATTTTCTATATAAGATTCAATAGCAGCAGCGTGAGCTTGTTTAATATCTTCACTTGAGTTAGGTATTCCACCTATTTCTTTTTCAGTTGTAGATAATTTATTCCAAATTTTATCAGGACGATTCATTGAAAATCCTCTATATCCTCTGCGTTTAAAATAATATAATAATCTTGGTTTATTATTTTCACAAAGCAAAGGCATACCATAAAAAATGCAAGCCATAAGAACATCTTCAAAAAATATCTCAGCAGTCTGAGGTCTTGATATATATTCTAAAAAGAAATGATTAGGTGGGGCATCTTCCATTGAGAACTTGGTTAAACCGTGTAAAGCTCCATTAGAACCTTTACCATCTACAGTTCCCGATATGTCATAACTATCACAACCAAACGCACCAACATGTTCATTACCAGGATTTTTATATCCATTTTTTATAATCATCCTATTCTGCATGTTAGTAGGCGGAACCCAAGATATTTGAAATCTTCCGTCTTTGTTTGGGTAAAACTCTACTTTAGTGTCTTTAATACCACGAGACCATTGAAAACTGCCTTTAGTTACAGAAGATGTATTATTCACTTCTGCATTATAATCTATTTGTTGATATATTTTAGTTAAATTAAACAAACTATCCTTAGCTTCGTCTCTAAAAGCATGTTGTTCAGTTCTTGGAAACTGTCTGTAATATTCGTTTAAGCTGTCTGGATCTGATTTTAAACCTTCAACTTCGTTTTCCCAATGTTCAATAACTCCTGTTGTAATGTCGTAACCATCAACTCCTTTGACTGGATTTTTACCTCCAATGAATACAGGTAGTCCATAAGTGTTAATGAATCCTTCATAGTTCCATTCCATAGGAACGAACAAGCTATAGAGTCCAGAAGATGTTTGTCCATTTCTATTTCTTTCTGTAACGTTTGAATTTTCATATAATTTTTTAAAATTATTTCCACCTTTGTCTAAAGCATTTGATGTTGACCCCATCATGCACTTACCTACGATCCTTGATCCTAGTCTTAATGTAGTTTTTGTAACTCTCCAGTTGTTTAATATATTATCAGGTCTTTCCCATTTACCGCTTTCATCATGAGCTAATAGTTTTAGCTTTTCACCATCGTAAGAGTTGTCACCAGTGTTTTTCCAATCAATAGTTGTATCAAGTCCATCAAGCTCTCTTAATTTCTCATTGCTTTCAAGTTTTTTTCTAGTAAGTTTTGAGGCTGGAACACGATATGCCAACTCAGTTTTTGGCCTATCCATACCATCCTGTATCGGTTTGAAGAAAAACGGGTAATTGACGGATATTGGCACAACTTTATCTGTGAACATCTTCTTAGCATCTGATCCAGATTTAGATAATATACCGAATCTGGAATCACTGGATATTGTAGCTTGGTTAACAAGCTCTGCTGATGACATAAATGAAAATCCAGATCGCCTGTTTTTAAGGTAGCACATTCCGTAACACCTTGTATCTGCTTTACATGCTTCCCAAAATATAAAGAATAATCTATTTGCTTCTCTAAAATCTGGTGCTCCAACGTCAATCTTTGACCACTGTAAGTACATGTAGTGAGTACCAGTGATATAAGTAGTAGTGTTGTTATTATAGAACCAGTAACCTTGTTCTCTTCTTTTAAATTCTTCATCAATGTAATCATACCACTTTTCTTTAAACTCAGCTGAATATTCTTCCCAGTCAAATCTACTTTTAATTCTACTTAATTCTTTTGGATACTCTTGCTTTTCCCAGTACTGCTCCGCTTTGTTTTCGCTTCGTTTAAACGGTTTATTTGTTGCTGGTAAAGCAATCCTGAGATTCTGTATTTCAATGATTTGTCCAATTTGTCCAGTTTTACTTATTACTATAAAATTATAGTCAGAGTTGTAACCATACTCCCATTTTTTAAACCTATTGTTTTTAGATAATATCTTAGGATTTACAACTTCCTTAATTTCTTTCCAGAGGGTTTGATCGTAACTCACTTACTTCTCCCTTCTGCAAAACCTTTAAATGTTTTTTCTACTTTAACTTCCTTAGGTTTCTCGTTTAGTATATCTTCTTCTAGTTGTATTCGTGTTAATATTTCAAAAGCATCGAATATAGCTAGTTTTTTAGTTGCAGCAGCATTTTTTAATCTATCAGCTGAGATGTCATCTCCTGAGTCAACAATCTTTTCTTGTGCTACTTTAATTAATTCCTCAACTGCCTTTTGCCCAGCTTGGATTATTTTCTTCTTCGTTTCCTTGGTATTCATGAGTTAAAGCTATATCATTAGATTTCATACAATAAAGTCGTTCACCTTCTATAATAAACTCAAACTCAGAGCTAGGTGTAAACGTAATAAGTGTTCCAGGTGTTATTCCTAGAGCTTCTAAGGACTTGTTAGAATATTTTACTATTCCAACGTTAGGTTGTTCCTTCCTATTCTCTAAGACACTTTGGTTTTTTAGTGGTTTTACAAAGCAATAATCTAAATGTGACTTTAAATTGTACATATAGATTTGCTCAAGTGAAACAAAATAAAGATCATCTTTAAAATAAGTTGAACTATTTCGTTCTCTTCCTTTTTGATCATACCATCTTCTAAATATGTTATGATGAATATATAATTCATCTCCTATATTTATTTTAGTATTATAAGCTGCAGGAGTCGAAACTACTACAGCTTTTTTACTAATGAACCTATGATTTTCAATGCCAGTGTTAATAATAAGATCAGTATTAGCAACTCTTCTTGTATTGTCATACCTATTGTTTAAAGGTTTAACAATAAAATAATATAAGCTTTTCACTAATACTTAAGATCATACTCTACAGATACAGCCATATTAGCGTTAAACTTTTTCCAAGGTAAAACTTCATTATTTTTAGTTATAAAAATATTATATGATTTATCTTGATCTTCAAAAAGAATATCACTAATAGTATGCCCACCATACACTTCTTGACCAGTAGAATAATGCATAGCCTCGTTTTTGTAATCAGCGCCTATACTAATCTTTCTTATTTTCGACATCTCCTAGAACTTCAGTAATTTCTCCGTCAACTAAATTAATTTCAACGTTTCCGTATTTTTTTTGTAAATCAACTTTTATACTCTCTACTTCGCTTTTTAATTCTGAAACTTTAGTTAATAATTCTTGTTGACTTAATTGAAAATATCCTAATTGTTGAATTGCTTCATTGTATTTACTTGTTGTATTTTGAACTTTTTCAAGTTCTGCTTTTTTTAATTTTGCCATTTGATTTGATTTGATTTGATTTATTGTTTGTTTTTTGTTGTTTAATATACTGCTAAAATATCATCACCACCAGTTAGCTCTATAGCTAATATTGGATGAGTAAATCCTACGTATTCTGTTGCTGGAACACTTTTAAAAGTTACAGCTGTTCCTGCTTCTGTTATTATTGATATATCTTGTGCTGCTGTTTTATTATTATATATCATAGCTCCTCTTGACTCTGCGGTAGCAATAGACAAAGAGCTTGCTAATATTGTTATCTTCAAACCACTTCCTGGAACTGCCCCAGTTAGTGTTAATTCTTGACCTGATATAATTCCAGATCCTTTAGTTATTATAGTTAAGCCTGTTACAGCTGCACCAGCAACTGCAGTTATATTAGCTTCAAAACCAGTAGCTGCGTCAGTGACAGTATCACCAACACTATCATTAGTGTAACCTGTTCCACCAGCTGATATTGTAAAATTCCAATATGGAGTTGTTGCTATTACATCGTGACCAAAAACTCTTGGTTGTGCTGCTGTATTTCCTTCTAAACCAGGTCGTTCGTTAAATGCGTTAAATCCTGCCATTTTTATTTATTTATTTTTGTTATTTTTTCAGCACCACGACTACCGAAGTATGCTACATAAACTGTTATTAATAAAGCTTCCATTAAAGAAACCCATCCTGTTTTTATTTCTAATAATACTGTGGAATCTAGTATTATGAATATTGTCATAGATAATGTTAGATATATTAAAGT